TAATCATCTGGTCTTAAGTTAGAGGCAACTTCAACAGCCGCCTCCATTGTAATTGGGTGAATGTACTTAGACACGTTGGTAGAATTTATTATTATAATCTCCTTCCCAATTCATTGAAAGTAGGGTAGCAGGAGATGGATGGTTAGATTTTAAATGAACAGTTAGATTTGTATTTCTATCATATACAGGTATAGTATGTATATACTCATTTGCTATTGCAGCAGTATTTGATGTAATACTATCCCATTCTAATGATTCATATGTTTGAGTATAATCGTTTCTTCCCTTACGTTTTAAAGTAATATCAACCACACCTACATCTCCAAAGTTAAAGTTCATTCTATGTACAACTAATGAACCACGAGTTTCAGATCTAATTTTCTCTCCTTCTGCTTTTATCATATGAATTGTAGGTAGTTCTACTTCAAATTCATACTCATAACCAATGATAATATCTGTAGTTATAGTTGCACCTGCAGCATTTACATAGTTCTTCCAATTACCAGGTAAGGTGACTACCTTGTTAGGATGTGAACCAGTAATAGATGCATCAGGTATATCATAACTACGTCCTTCTTGATCACCACTTGCTTTGATATAAGCTGTTAAAGTATTAGTACTATAGTAACCTGCACCTAAAGTAAAAGTGGTTACATGAGTACCTAGATCATATGTTAAATCTCCTGTAGCAACTGTCTTCTTAGTATCTAAATGTATACGATTAGTATCTGGATCAGTACCAACTAACATAGTTGTTGGAGATAATCTGATATCAAATTTTTCTAATGTAAATGTAGAGCCCGTGTTCAACACAGCATAATATACATCATCCATTATTGCATGGTATACAATAGTGTTTGGAAGGTTCCATCTAAACCATGCAGACTGAATTCTTTTATTACCTTGGTTAAAGAACCGATATCCCCACACCTCATTTGTACCAGTGTGTAAAGTACTATCAACTGAAAATAAAACTAAATCATTTTGAGTAGATATAGCTGGCATCGAAGAATTTTTAGGGAATAGATTTGATACAACCTTACTTTGCTCTAAGACATCAGGTTCGCCTCTACCGCCTGCTAAGATGTTTGCCATCTCATAGAACCTAGTGTTCTTTGCAGTGCTATTCAAGAAGCCTACAGAGGTGCCTAGAGAGAAGGGTCGTGTATTACTATCATAAGCATACGCTGAAAGGAAACTAACCTTAGCTGTTTCTGGTGTCAATATAGCTTCAGCGCCTGAACTTAACAAGAACTGTTCGCTAGCACTAAATAGAACTAATCCAGAGTTAGACTCAACGGCATCATATAGTTTAGTTGGATAAGTAGAGCTAGATTGTAAATCAATTGGATCTTGATTTGATATAGTCATTGCTGTCTTAGCCCAGAAATTATAGAAATCTCCTGCAGCTCTAGAGCATATGACATTCTCTGCACTTAACAGTACAATTCTATTCCTCCAGAATATCATCCGTTGGATTGGATTACCAATGAAAGAGGGTTCAGGGTTAGTAATATCATCACCGGCTTCTCGCTTACCCCAATCAGGGTTTAGGAAACGGAATGCACCTGTGGAACTAATATCTGTTGCTGTACCATTGAGATCTAAATATCTTTTAAAAGTTTGAGCATTGTTACCAGTACCAGTTAGATTTATAGCAGTACCAGCAGTTGCATTAGTAAGGTTAGTTGCTAACTTTATTGTATTATCATCTACTTTAATAGCATAATAAGAAGTACCACTTGCTATACCTGCGAGTGTTGTACCTCCACCATTATGATAAAATAACGGATCACCTGTAGCTAACCCATGCCCAGTAATAGTTATTGTCTCAGCACCTGTATTCACAGCAGATGTTGCAATTGTAAATGTTATATCAAGAGGTAATACTCTAGTCAACTGCACCGGCATCTTATCCTTATTAATTTCTATATTAATACCTGGAGCAGGGCATTCTTCCCACTGACCTTCACCAAATCTACATGGTTGTATAATTACACTTGCATCGTCATCGTCAGCAGCAGAAGAAGCTGCGTTTGTGAAAGTAAATGTATTAGCATCTGCAACACTGGTAATAGTATACATACCATCAATAGCACCACCAGTAATAGAACTAACAATTATGTCAGATCCATTAGCAAGACCATGATTAGGTGCAGTTACCGTCACTACTTCTGTACTATTGGCTCTATCATATGTAGCTTTTATTGTAATATCATCTATGATAGAAGATACACGGAATTGTAAGAAGTAATCATCTTCCTGTGCTTCACTATTGATAATTTTAACTACATGCCCATGTCTTCCAGAGGTAGGTAAATCGTCAATACTTTTAGCTTCAGTAGTAATTATATCCATCAAAACTTTCTCAGGTGTTGATACACCAAACGGATCTTTCCTATATAAATGCAAACCATTACCTACAATAGTAGCTGTTATACCATGACCTGATATACCATCTATTGCAGTTTTCATTCCACTAATAATTGCTGCAGCTGATACATGCTCATCAGCATTTGCTGCTGTACAACCTGGCCGGATCATTGCAATATTAGCTCTTGATTTTATCTCCTCACTCTTAGTTATTTCAACCCACGTTTTCAATCCTTTTTTTGATTGCTGTTCGTGGACACTATTTGTTGTTACGTACACTTCTGTACCACTACCACCGCTAACACCTGTTATATTATTAGCATTAAAGGTAGGTGCTGAAGTATAACCTGATCCACCAGCAGTCAGTGTAACTGAAACAAGTGAATCACTACCACCAGTACTGTCAAATACTACAGTAGCTGCAGCGCCTGAACCGCCTCCACCAGAGAAGCATTCAGTATTTTCTGCATATGTAGTAGCGCCTGCAGTGTAATTAGCATTACCTACATCCCTGACTTGTACTAATTGTACAGAACCTGTGTTAGTTCTCCAACCTTCTCCACCAAATTGTAAGTCTGCAAAGGTTTGATAAGCATCATCATAATCATTTCCACCACCATCAGTCTCCATTTGGGCAGCATAGCAACGAGTATCCATCTCATATCTGAGATTAGATTTACCAATCTCAGCTGAGTTAGGAGGAGAAGTTTGCCATACAGCTGTACCAGTTTTATCAGGTTCTACTGTTTCTCGACTCATACCTGCACACTTGCCATTATTGTCATAATTAAGCATGTTGCTTGTATCTGTATACTCTAAAGCTTCGAGAGAAATAGCCCTATGAAATGAATAGGTAGTATTATCAGCAGGATCATAGATATCTAATGCATATTGTTTACCATAAACTATCTTATCAAGTTTAACAAATGCTTCATGTACAACAGGGGGTGATTTATCAGCGGCATCTGTCATCATTGTAACATTAGTCTGCCTGTTACAAATGAAAGTAGATTCGTTGATTGTTAAAGGTTGTATATCTGCAGAAGTTGAAGTTCCTATCGCACTATTATCTAAGTAAGTACATTTACCAGATCCAAGAACTTCAGCATAATCCACGGGTATCTCAACACCATCGCTACATCTCCATATTTTAGTGACGCCAGCATTTGTAATTTGTCCGATATATTGTTCATCTTTATCTGTATAAATTGAGAACCATTTTGTTTTTGCAGCAGTAGATGGTGATAGAGTTGATACTAATTCACTACCAGGTCTTTTGACTAGTCCTCGTGTGACATCAGGTACACCATTCTTTAAGTTGTTTACTTGACCAGGTTGTTTTCTTTCATCTGGTTGTTCCGATATACCATGAACATAAGTATTAATCTGTTGTGTTATACTTGTCATTAGCGTCTTAATGCACGGTAAGGTTGGTAAGGTTGGTAGGCAGAATCATCAGGCCATCCAAAGAAGGAATGATCACCTTGATTACATTCATACTCAACACAAGCAGCTCGTGCTTGCATCTCATATGTTGCTAACATTTTCTGTAGACTAGGGTTAGCTACTAATTGTACAGCAGCTCTACTAGAAGCTCTGTATATTATATAACGTTGAAAGACATTAGGGATATCTTCAAATTCATATAATCTAACTACATTAACATGGAAGAAATCATCATCTGGGAATTCAAATGTATGATTAACTTTATCATATATTTTCCAAACACCATCTGTATCTTTACGTCTTACAAAATCACGGGTTCTATCCCATGCATCGTCTCTATCAATACGGATAACATCACTATCAATAACGAATTTATTATCAGTATTCTTACCAGTTATTTTTATATGGTTTTCTTTATTGAAAGTCCAACCTTCGCTTTGAACATCTTGAGTAACCTCTTTTAATATATTATATATAAAGGCTATCTCAGGGTTATCAAACATTGCAGGACTGTTAGATCCTGAAGCTGTACCTAAAGAAGCAATTGGTGCTTGACCAATACTACCCAGTATTGCATTCACTGCGGATAGTTCTGTATCGAGGTCAACAGTCGTGGGAGTAGAAGTCATAGTTAAGATTTATAAATAAAAAAAGGGACCCGAAGGTCCCCGTATAATGTTAAGTTACATCGCAGCTGATTCCAGCATAAGCAATCCTGAGGTTTTGAGTCTCAGACTTGATAGCATTTGAGCTACGAATATCGGTACCCCCACCATCGGTGCGGGATACGCTTTCACGGACTGCAACGGCAGCACTGCATACAGCAGTATTGCCAGCAGCAACAGAGTTAGCCATGATTATTTTGTTATTAAGTTATTAAGTTACTCGGCCTACGGCACGGGCAAAGGTCTGACTGTCATTACCATCATTGGTTACTTGTAGTCCAGTACCACTGGGTGCTAAAGTAATTTTGAAGGTATCTGCATCAACGTATTTAACGTAGAAGTCGTCACCATCAGCTGCAGTTGCAGACGAAGTGACTAATGCAGTACCACCTTCTGTATGATAAGTAATTAGATCATTATTTTTTAAACCATGAGCAACTGATGTAAAGACACCAGGGTTAGCTTCTGTTATAGAAGCCTGTGCTATGGTCATAGTTTTATAATCTAGATGCTTATGTCCAGCAGGAAGCCCGACAAAAGGATCTATAGTTGATGATGAAACTGTACCTATACCTTTATGTAAAGTAACTGTATTGGATGTCCCTGGATTTAAAGGCATAATATTATATCCCCTTAAGCAGTATTCAAGAATTCAATAGCAGCTGCAGGGTTAAGTGTATCAGCACCCATTGCTAGGCGACCAACAAGTACGTCACCCTGGTATAGAACTGACACGTCTCCGCCTGTAACTTGAACTTGAGGTCCAATAGCTTCAACAATACCAGCAGCATCTCTACCGTAGATCAATCCACAGCTATTAGAGAAATCACCAGAGTAGGTGTTGTTCTCACCAGCTTCAGCGACAACAGTACCAGCCAAGAAAGGAAGGTTGTTAGAACGCTTGATAGATATACCAGCAATTTCAACTAGTCCTTCACCAGAAGTTAGGTTACCTTGTGAGTTACCATAGTCTCTGTTGAGGATGTTAGAAGATACCTGTGATACTAGAGCATAGTACTGACGAGGTGAGAGTACAGCTGTTCTTCCATTCTTAGGTACATTCTTTTCGTCAAGTACAGAAGCAGCTTCAAAGAAGCCATCAACTAGTGCTTGAGCATCATACTCCTTACCAGAACCAAGTTTGATCTGTGTACCACCAGGCTCAGGTCCAGGTGACGCAGTGATAGGATGAGCCGCCCTTGCTGCTAGAGCAATGGTACGGAATACTTTCTTATCATATGCCTCAGCCAGAGCGTGTCCGATCTTGGCAGAGATTTCAGATCTCAGTGAGTAATGTGCAAGAGTCTCATCTAGGTCATAAACAAACGCAGAGCTGATTAGAAGGTCATCACATTGGATGGTCTTCTCAGCTACTGGAGGATCGCCTGAACCCAGGATTGGCTCACCAGGAGTATGGTAAGCAGCTTGCATGCGTCCCGTGAAAATGAACTGCAATGATTTGCCGTTCTTTAGGGTACGTCTTTGCACGGTATCACGTGCTATAGTTGCTGACTCATAAGCTTTGAATAGCTCACCTGAGAACAGCTTTAGATAGGTTGCATACTTAGTATCGTATGCTGAACCTGCACCGGTGTTCGAGGCTGCCTTATTAAGGGCACCAATCACCGACTGTGTGGCATTAGCCATTATTATATAGAGAGATTAAAGTTTACACTCTCCAAGCTTGGAATTAAATATCGATTTGTTTATGTGGTCTTTCCCACCGTCTAGACGGCTAAGGTTATCCGCGTACGGGCCGAAGCCAATGGAAAGGAGGTCCTACTCTGAGGTGCCTCCAATCCGAAGTCATTTAGAACTTCTTAACTTCAACATATGAACCTTCTAAAACAATAACAGGAGCTGCATTGTCAACGTATTGTCCAAATTGGAAATTGATAGTACCACGTGTGGCGTCATTCTCAATAACGGTTTCCCACTCTAAGTAACCAAGTGTTCCAGCGATGTTCTGTTCTAGTACAGGATCAGCTGCTATATCTATGTCACTAATTAGAGTGCCATCTGGTTCTAGTCCAGTAGCTACTGAATGAATCGAAGTAACTGTTGGAGTATCTAATTTGAACTTAGCTCTACCAGTGGTATTCTGAGTCCAATGGATACGATACTTAATAAGCATCCTTTCATAAGGACCGATGTCAACATTCAAAGGTGTGATTGTTCTATAAGTTGCACCTTCACTTGAAGCTGCAGTTTG